TCTATTTCTTCTTTTTTATCCCAAGGTTTTACATCTGGAACGTAATCAGATTTTTTAGGTAATTCTCTAGGATCTTTCTCAATATTAATTTTTCTTATTTCTGTCTTTGGACCAGATTTTGGTACATAATTTGGATTATAATTTGGATGTTCTTTTTCCCATGGTTTAGGACCGGGCTTATAATCGGGTTTATAATCGGGTTTATAATCGGGTTTATAATCGGGTTTATAATCGGGTTTGGTATCTTTTTTAAAATTTGGATCATATTTCGGATGAGTTTTTTCCCATGGTTTTGGTGGAGAAGGTGGATTTACAATTTCATCAACTTTCTTTTCATCATTTGTTTTAAATGATTCCGGTTTTTCATTTTCCATAGGATTTGTAAAATTTTTATCATCACCACCACCACCTTTCATAACTCTATTTATTTTTACATCATTTTTACTAGTTTTTAATTTTCTAGAATTATAATTATTTTGTTTTCCTAAAAATGATGTGTAATCAGATTCCAATCTCATTTTTCCCATTATATTACCTTCTATTTTTTTATTAGCTTGTTCTAGATTTAATAAATCAATTTCAGTTTCTTGTTTTTCTTCAACTTTCACATTTGATGTGTCTTCATCATCTTTTTCAGTATCTTTATGAGATTCATTAATTAATTCTTCTATTGTTTCATTTTTATTATTATTTTCTTCAGGTTTTTCTTCAGATTTTTCTTCAGATTTTTCTTCAGATTTTTCTTCAGGTTTTTCATCTAGTTTTTCTTCAGGTTTTTCTTCAGGTTTTTCATCTAGTTTTTCTTCAGGTTTTTCATCTGGTTTTTCTTCTTTTTCTGGTATTTTTTTTACATCTGTTTTATTATTTTTTTTAAAACTTTTAAAATAATCATCTTTTAATAAATTACTTGGTTTAAATAAATTTTCATTTTTATTTAAATAAAACTTTTTATCTTTTATACCTCTTAAATTTGTTGGGATAACTTTATCAATAAATTTTTTTGTTTCATTATCAGAAAATTTTATATTTAAAGATAATAAAGAATTTAAGAAAGTATGCAAGTCAAAATATTCGTTTGTTTCATTTATATAAGGAACTGAGGTTTCCCTTTGATTTTTAACACCGTAATATTTATGTAAAGTTGATTTTTCAAAATTAGTTATTTTAATGTCAAAATTAACTGGTAACACCCACGATAAATTTCCATATTCATAATTATTTTCTACATTTTCTTCTTTCTTGATGTAAATTAATACATTTTCAATTGTTAAATTATTATGTCTAAAACTTGGAAATTCTTTTTGAATTACTGCTAATGTGTGAATTATTTGAAATAATAATGATTTATAATCACAATTATTTTTTTTTAAATATTCTTTTAAATTTTTGGATTCATAGAAACCTTCTCTGATTCTAACAGACATAACATTATTAATTTCATTAAAATCTATCTTTTCCTTTATATTTTCGAATACTGGGACATTTTTTAATATTGGTTTTAACAATTCAAATGTTGTATCAAAATTTATAATTGGTAATAAAATATGATTTGTTTTTTTTTGTAATACTAATTGACTTAATAAATAAGAAAATAAAGAATCATTATTTGATTCATTTTCTAAATTATCAATTTCTGTAAAATAAGGACCAATTTTAATATTTACTGGAAAATTATCAGAAAAACTTTTTAAATAAATGATTTGTAAATTCTCGTCGTGGTTATTAAAAACAATTTTCGTTTCTATAATATCTTTTAATATATTTTTGACTTCATCTTCATTATCAATTTTAATATCATCAATTGTTATTTTACCCAAAGTAATTTTTCCAATATTGAAACAGTTATTATAACTATCATTATAAAGAAAATTATAAAGTAAATTAATTTTTTCTTCCATTAAATATAATTAAGAAAAAGATTTTATTATAATTCTAAAATATCCAAATTATACTGATAATTATGTCCCTTCATATAATTTGAAAATAAATATATTAATCTAATAATATATGCTTCAAAACATTCGATATGTCTTGTCCCTAAAGATTTTCTAAGTTCAAAAATCGAAGTAATTTCTATAATATTCGATTTTATTTTAATATCACTAAAATTATCAAGTATTTTTAACATTATGTCGTTGATTATTTCTTGAGTTGATATATTTGTTATAGATAATTTATAAAATAACTCTCTACATTTTTTTATCACGTTTAATATTTTCTTAGAGTTAAAATTTTTCTTATTTATTAACATTGCTACAATATTATTTAAAATTTCATCTTTAGTATTATCGAATTTATAATTATATTTTTTAAATTCTAATAACCATATTGCATTATAAATTTTTTGATTACAATTAAATAAAATTTCCGATAAATCATTAGAAGACAAATTAATGTTTTCTATTTTCGATATATGTAATAAAGTATTAATAATTTGAATATTATTAGGTAACGGTACCCTTATTTCTATACATCTAGAACGTAAAGGCTCAATCATTTTAGATAATTGGTCGCATATAAAAATAAATTTGCATTTGTCTGAATATTTTTCCATTGTTCTTCTTAATGATGCTTGAGCAGTATTTGATAAATTATCTATTTTATTAATGACTACAATTTTGAATAATCTTTTGTACTTGAAAATATTTAAAATATCTGATTTGGCGTAATTTTGAATGATTTCTTGAATTAAATATTTATCAAAACCATTGGAATTAGGTTCTATAATAATATGAAATTTTGATTGTTTTATCATTACTTTTGTTTTTGAATTGCCATATCCATTTATTGTATATTCAATGTCATTTAATTGGGTATTTTCTTTATTATAAATCTTTTCTAATAATTTATTAACTAAAAATTCTTTACCACAACCAGGTTTTCCATATACAACTAAATGTTGAAAATTAGCAAATCTCCAAATACCACTTTGTAAATTATAAATAATTTTTTCAAATTCATCATCTGGTTTTTGTATAATCTTATCTATTTTAGAATAAATTTCATTATGGGTATCAAAACTTTCTAACACTTTCTCTATAATTGAATGGTGCCAAACATAATGATTGGAATCCTTAAAATATTTGTCTACCAAAAACATTAATTAATAACCTTTTTTTCCTTTAAAATTAATTTAATTATAAAGCAAAAATATAAAGAACAACATAAATATAAAGAAAAATATAAATATAAAGAAAAATATAAATATAAAGAAAAATATAAATATAAAGAACAACATAAAAATTGATTTAATTTTAAATTAGTCTAATATTCATAGATGTAATGTCTTGTGATTCAACTCTTGATAAAGAAACTATTAATATTGACTTAAATGAAAATTTAATTGATATAAAGGAAAATGAAACAGAGATATCAGAGATTAATGAAAATTCAATTGACTTAAATCATAATAAATCAGAGATTAATGAAAATTCAATTGACTTAAATCATAATAAATCAGAGATTAATGAAATCATTAAGATTGATGAAAAAACAGTCACTGATTATTTAGAAAAGTTATGGGGATGTGAGAAAGACAACGAAAGAATTTTAAATAAAATTAATGAAGATAAGAATACTAATAAAGAAGCATTAGAAAAATTCAAAATTAATATAGAAGAAAAATTCGATAAAATTAAATCTGTAGCCAATTTTACCTATACAAATCAATTAGAAAAAGAAGTAAAATTAAATAAAAATGACCTAAATAATAAAGATATTAAATTATCTTATTTAGCATTTAAAGATTTAATGAGTCACAATCAAATTGGTGATAATGTTATGAACCAAATAAATAAAGTTTATTTGTCATTGCACGTAAAAGATGAAACCAAAGATAAATTAAATATTTCAAATTATAGATTTATTCAAATTCATTCCAAAAGTTTAAAATTAATTGACAGATTATGGTCCTTAAGAGTAATGAATTTAATTAAAACATTAGATACAACTATTTTTAAATCTAATCTAATTAGAAATATAACTGATTCCATTTTAGTTACAGCAAATAATAATACATTATCAAGAGAAAATGTCGTATTAATTGATATAGAAAAAGCATTTGATAGTTGTGATTATGACGCTGTTGAATTTATATTAAATAAAAGTTTATCAAGAAAAATTAATAGTAAATTATCAGAAAATTTAACAAAACAATATATGTATGTTATTCGCCAAAGGGTAATTTATTATAAAAATGCTAAAGTTAATTTTAAGAAAGGAATACCAACTGGTATGCCTTCCTCAAACATTGTTTTTAGTTTATTGATGGATGGTATAATTGATGAATGGCTAACTGAAAATACTAATAAATTTAAAATTAATGATGATTTCATCTTAAATGTATATGTTGATGATATATATTTAAAAATTATAAATTTAGATTTGAAAGAATTAGTAATAAATTCTTTGATAGATAAAATAAAGAAATATAAATTTAATATCAATTTACAAAAATGTAAAGCTGATGAAAATTTAAAACTAAACAATTTTTCTAAATTAGAAGAACACGACTTATATTTAGGCATTCCTTTTACCAGAGATGTTAAAAAATTTACTGATTTAACATTAAATCAATACAATGTTAAAAATAAAACCAGTTTAACTTGGAATGATATTCATGAAAAACTTGAAAAAATAAATATCGATTCTAAAAAAATAAATGGTTTCTTCAATTATAAATTATATCCATTAAAGAAGGAAGGGAATTTAATGGATTTCATTAAAAAAATTGCGTAACATTAATGTTAATTTAATATCTATATGATTAAAAATATATGTATCTTTCTGATTTTAACTTGATGTTAGAAAACAAATTAGTAAATTGTTTTAGTGAAATCCGTGACCAATTTAGTGAGATGCGTAATGAGTTTAGTGAGATTAGTGAAACAGAATCAAATGAAAAATTGAAAGAAAATAATATTTTGAAATATACTATTATAATTAATGAGAGAAGATACAATCGATGGGTTATTACAAATAATCAAAAAAACAAACTTCCCACAAATAGAAATGATAAAAATACCAAAAGAAATGCAAGAAATGTTAGAAATGTCAGAAGAAAAATCAGTTAGAAATATAAAATTAAATGACAATAAATTAGAAGTGATTAAAAATCAAATTAAGAATATTAAATGTAATAAATGTGATAGAGAAGCAATTTATATTAATATTATAGATAATAAAATGTATTGTTGGAATCATACTTTATAAAAAATTTGAAAGATATTTATTTTATTCAAAAATTAATAACTAATGAAGACAACTGAAACTTTAAAAGAATTATATCCAAAGATTAATTCACTATTGGGTGAAATAGACAATGAAATTAAAGACTCTTATAAAAAAATAAAAATAGAAATTCAAAAACTTATCATTGATGAAAAATTAAAGTTTATAAAAGAATTATGTGAAGGTGAAAAATTAAATTATAACGAAATGAGAAAAAAATATTTAAATGATAAAGAAAAAAAGATGGATGACACTAAAAGTGAATTGTTAGAAATTCAAAAAGAAGAATTACTCGACACTATTAAAATAAATGGTAAAATGTATTTTTATGAAAATAAAGAAAATGGTAAAATCTTTGATTCAAAATCCAAACCAATTGGACTTTTTAAAGATGGTAAATTTTCTTTAGACTAATGTTTAATGTAAATTAATTTTAATTTATTCTATGATGTAAATTGATTAATTCTATCAATCTTAATACTGAATGCTTATTCCATAAATTATATTTTTTTTGGAATTCTTCTACATTTTTCTCATCATATTTTTTATTGATGAAAGTATCCATAAAGTTTTTTAAATCAGTATAACCACCTAATAAAAGAGTATCGTTGTTTCGACTTTTTTTTAAATAAATTTGTGGGAAAGTAGAAATAGAATCTGTTTTATATTTTTCTTTTTCTAGGAAAGTAATTTTTAAAGATTTAAAATTAATATTTTCCTTAGTTAGTAATTCTAACGCAGCTTCTGAATAAGGACAATTTTCTAAAATAATGGCATAGATAAAATACATATATTATTTTATTTTAGAGAATAATATCTAATCTGATTAATAATGCCAGGAGGATTAATTCAATTATTAACAATAGGAACACAAGATGCTCCATTGATATTAAATCCTGAAATTACTTTTTTTAAAACTGTATATCGAAAACATACAAATTTTTCACTTGAACAAATAATAAAATATATTGGAGCAAAGAATTTTAATACATTATATCAGTATAAAATAAATAATCTTACTGATTTATTAGGAGGATTACATTTTATAATTGATTTTCCTTATACTAATGTAATTAAAAAAGTTACTACAAATTCAAGTTATACGTCTACTTTAGAAATTAATGAATTAAGTGTTGTATATGATAATTTGACAACTTATTTATTATTTGATCTTTCTTCAAATTCATATTCTTTAGTCCCTCAAACTTTCTTTAATTTATCAAGTAACGATGAATATTATAATCAAGTAAGTGGAGTTGAATTACAAAATAATTTATTAGCTGGATTAAATTTATTAACAACACAAAATTATGGAAATTTAGTAAATGTATTTCAGTTAAAAGAATCAAAATTAAATCAGCTTTTACCCTATTTAAGATTATATTTCAATCAGTGGGTAGAGTTTTGGTTAAAGATTTTTGATAAAAATCAAGATTTTATATATTTTACCAATATTGTTTCCCAATTAAATTATGTCTCTGAATTATCCAAAGATTTAGAATTAGTTGT